ACAGCACTACCACTATAACTTAATGAACTATCTAAAAAATTAAATGATGTGTTATCTGTTTCATCAAAATCAAATACATTTAATATTTCTACAAATCTTCTAGTTGCACCATTGATTGTTCTTTTGACAATTACATAAACTTGATATTCAGTATCGTCAGTTGGAATAACTGCAACACTTTCACATACTGCTTTACCTTCATTAGTTCTAGTTAATCGAGTAGCATCATCTAAAGATGTAATAGTTAAAAATCCTGTAGACAATGGTGATGTCTCTGTAATCGTAACTACATTGCTACTAACTGTTGCTGTAAAATCTGAATCAGCATCTATTAATGTTTTTAAGTTTGTTGCTGTTTGGTTGTTACTAGATGTAGTATGAAACTTACCAGTTGTAGAAGATGTAGCAGATGTAAAGGTTGTAGTTGTGCCATCTGCTTTTGTTAAAACTATTCTTGTACCATTTGCAATATTAGCAAAATCAGTAACTGTAACTGTTGCATTACCAAATCTACCACCAAAAATATGTCTGTGCCAAGCAGTTACTTGTTGTTCTCTTTGATAAGTTAATCCTACTAACTCACCATCACCTCTTACTGCATAAACAATTTGATTGGGTTCTTGTTGATATGCGATCTGTGTTAGACCTCCTTCACTAATATGTTCAGCAAGGATAGTCATGTCAGGTGCAATATAACCATCAACATCAAAGTTATAAGCTAGTTCTCTAATTTTTCTTTTAGCTCTTTGTAAAAATAAAGTTGCGTTACCTACAGCTATAGCATCTACATTTGCCGAGCCATGGTTAGATTGTTTTTTAATTAATATGTTTGTAGGTGTAACAGCACTATCTGTACCACCTCCACTTACTGTAAACTCACCACCTGCTGTACCAATAATTAAAGTTCTAGTTGCTGTCATAAATCTGATAGCATTGACTTGGTTAGATGCGATTGTATAAATGATTGCATCATCATCAGCTACAGTTCCGCCAATGTTTGCATCCATGTTTTCATAATCACCTGATCTTGAAAAGAATATTGTTTGTGGTTGTTCAGTTGTTCCTGCAAATACTAATCGTTGTTCAAAGAAAGTTACACTTGAAGGATGACCTGTAGTGTCAGAGAAAGCTCCTAGTTGCCAGTTAGCTGTAGCACTAGCACTATCTAAAGCTGTAATGATTGTGATAACTGCATTAGTAGTATTTGTAACACCAGTTATCTTTGCATAACCTCCACTTAAAAAAACAAATCTTCCAACATCTGTTGAAAGAAAACCACTACCACCATTGATACCAGTAACCGCAGAAGCAACTAAAGCTATACCTGTACCTACTGCTGATTGACCTGGATTTAAAGTTGTTGTTGTTGTATTAGCATCTTGCATTGGTCCTTTAGTAAAATCCACATCTGTTAGTGTCCAAGATGTATGACCAGTACGAGATAGTTTTTCTACTTCGTGTTCTGGATGTGTGATGTACATAACATCAGCACTCTGTGCAAATTTTAAATCAAAAAGTTGTGCAGTAGTATAAGGTGTTACTAATTCAAAAACTTTATTAGATACACCACCAGATGTATAGGTAGTAAATGATGAGCTATTTATATCAACTCCATCTTTATCTTGTAGTTCAAATGTATTGGTAGTTTTGTCTGCAACTAAAAATCTTTTACCATTAACTTCTGTCATACCACCAACACTACTAATAACTACTTCATCACCATTTTCATAACCATGTGATGTAGCAGTTACGACAGCAGGATTAGCTTTTGTAATTGCAGATATAGTTTTGTCTCCTTCTAATACAGCACCACTATCTTTGTAGACTCTCATTTTTAAATTAGAAAATTCCAACATATAAGTTTGTGTTGTAGAAAATTCAAAAGGTATTAATCTTGTTTTGTTTGCACTGTTAGCAACTTCCGCTAAAAATGTAGAACCTGGTCTACGAGCTGCACTACCATGTGGATAGACAACTAAATTTTCTAATGTTGAGCAACCAGATGTATATTTAGTTAGATCAGTTCTTCCATCTAATCTTGGCGATAGTTCACCACCTGTAAAGTTTGTAAGTTCAACAGCGACCCTAGCCATTTATTAAAACCTTGAGTTTATAAATGTACCTGCATCTATTTGATCTGACATACCTAGGTCTTGGTCTACATTCTGACCTTCAGTTGAATCTACAAATCTAGCATCTTTTAATTTATCTTGAAATAAATTGTACATATTAGTTGCTGTTTGATTGTTAGAAGTAACTGCAAAAGCAATGTCAGCACCTAAAGCAGCAGATAAAGTTTCTCTTAATAATTCATCATACTCATTAGGATCTGTAACTCTACCGATATATAATATTTTCATACTAGATGTATTACTTAATATCTTTCTACCTTCTACTTTGTAGTTAGAATCATAATCTAATATTCGAAGTAATCTTAAACAATCTGCTGGTAGAGTATAAGCAAACTTAAAACCCCATGCAGGAGCATCTGTGTCTGATGCTAGTTCAACTCTTTTCTGTAAGCAGTTCCAAGGATGTGATCTGAATACACTATCTCTTACTTGAGTGTATCTTTGATTACAAAGTCTAGCATTTTTTGAATCTTCTGTAAGTGAAAGGATAGTTGTTGCACCTAGTTGATTTAATGATCCATTGCAAATTTCTACTACTGATGCCATATTATTTCCTTATAATATACTTTCGCCTTATCTGTCTATCTTTTTCTAAAGCGAATATCTCTTCTTCTGTTCGTTCTTCTTTAGTATCAAAGCCATAATGATATTTAGTATCATGCTTAAACCTATCTACTAACACATATCTGTATACATAATTATCTTTTTTAAAATGTAGTACAGGTTTTAAATCTTGAATCTTTTTCATAAAAAGGTGGGGATTACTCCCCACCTAATATCTATTTTATTAATTAACTACGTAATTAATATTCCAGTTTAATGTTCCAGCAGTTCCACCAGTTGCGTTAAAAGTAATCGCAATGTAGAAATATCCTCCTGGATCTGAACTATCACCAGCTAATTCCCAAAGTTTTTGAGAACCAGTGTTCAAGTCAGCAGCTTCAAAACGAACATCTGTCATTCCAGCAGCATCAGCTACTGAACTAGCAAAAACGTCTTCGTCTTTTACTGTTCCATCAGTTTGGTAAATACCAACATTGAATGTACACGAACCACCGAATGTGTCTGAACCAACAAATAATTGTGGCACAGAAGCATTAGAAGGAATAGGTGCTAACATAACAATGTCATTATCTGTACTGTCTCCAGCAGCTAGTTCAACTGATCCATTTGCAGTTCTAACAACACCAGCTAATTCAGCAGCGTTATTAAGAACTGGTGGAGTCGCTTCAAAGTTAGCTACCAGGTCTGTATTTTTAGTTGTCATAATTATATTCTCCTATCTATTATGATTCTGTACACTGTACTTCAACAACTTTAGCTTCTTCCATTCTAGTAGCACCAATGCTCATGCAGTAGTACACTTGAGTAGCATAAGACTTGTCGCTTCTTTCGTCTATTCTTGCATTGACATCTTTGCCAACCGCAAGTGCGATTCCATCTTGTGCGTAAGCTATGCAAGATCTAGTTGTGCTAGATTTTGCTAGTCTGTTTGATACAATGAAATTAAAACCAAGGAACGAGTTGATTTCACCATTTGCCAATGCTTTGACAGTGTTAAAATCAGAACTTGTTACTTCAGTTGTTCCTAAAAGATCAGTGATCTGCTTCGGAGATACTATGATGTGTCTTGGTATAGATGGATCTACACTTCCTAAATCAAGAGTTTCTTTTGCAGTTCTTAATTTAGCGATAGTTAAACCAGCAGAACCATGTACGATTTGATTCGCATTAGCTGTGCTTGTTGATCCTGTCTCACCAGTAAACGCAGTACCTAGTGCAGCAGAAATGATCACATCATCCATAGCTCTACCCATTGCCATAGCAGCAGCTTGAGCATAAGATGAAGTTGGATCTATTAAGAGTCTTACTTTGTCTTGTTGATCTATTAAATCAGCAAATTCATAATCCGCAAGAGATACTCTTCTTCTCGCATGAGGAGTATCTATTTGAGGAGTGTCTGAATGTCTGCTAGTTTTTTCAACAGCAGTAACTGATCCAACTTGATCGAAGAAAGCATTTTTTCCAACAACGCTTTCTAGTCTGACTTTGTCTCTTAATAACGATCCCATTTGTTGAGATAGCATTTGTATGTTAGCAGAATACTGCTGTACAAAAGCTGTAGTTATATTTGTCGACATGATTGTCTCTCCATATTATTGTTAAGTTAAAATAATCAGAAAGGTTCTCCACCAATAGGTAGGCATCTCTTGCATTTAAAGTCTGTTAGACTAGAGTCTATTCCTTCTTGCCAGTAAGGTTCTTGCGAATTGTCTTACCTTTAATCCATTTATAATAATTTTCACAGATTGGCAAGGGGTTTTCTTTTTGATAAATAGACCCTGCTTCAACAACTATTCTTAATATTTCAAGTCTTATCTCTTCATTATTAAGATGATTATTATCACTTGGCATTTAACATTTCTCTTAATGTGTAGACTTGCTGTACCATTTTATCATGATCTGGATGACCTTTATTCCAATAAGGTCCATTCCTATCATTAACAATAGAAGATATTTCTTCTTCAATATTATTAACTGATTGTGCATTTTCGCTTTCTGTTGCAACAATTTTATCTTCTTGCATCATACCTGCTATCTTTGCAAAACCTTTTATGATCTCTGGATGATCTCCAAGTCTTGTACCATTTGATAAAGTCATATCTAAAACTTCTGGATTAATATTAGCTTTTGCTAATGCACCAGCTTGTTTTACTTTACCTTCAAAGTCTCTACCCCACTCTTGTCTCAACTGTTGTTCAGCTTGAGCTTGTGCAGTTTCAGTATCAATCTTTGATTGTTGAGCTGTGCCTTCCATATTATTTTTATAAAACTCCAAGATACCTTGAGCTTGTTTATTATTTAAACCTAGCTTATGCG